TATATAACGCGACTGCTAGGACGGTTGATGGATTAACAGGTATGCTTTTTTTAACACCTCCAAAAATAACAGCACCATCATCATTAGATGACATTATCGCAAACATAACGATGAGCGGGTTATCGTTGCATCAATTCGCTGAAATGATAGCGGAAGAAATTGTTGTTATAGGCAAAGTAGGCGTTCTTGTAGATTATCCACCCATTGTTAATGCAGTAACACTTGCACAAGCACAGGCACAAGGCGCAAGACCTTACGCGACCATGTACGATGCAGAATCAATTATAAACTGGAAAACGGGGCGCATTAATAACGTTGAACAGTTAACACTTGTTGTGCTTGAAGAAGAAAACGAAATTGCAGTCGATGAGTTTGAATCTAAGTGCGAACCACAATGGCGCGTTTTAGATTTATGGGATGGCGGCATTTATCGTCAACGTGTTTTCCGTAAAGACAAACGCGGTGAGTTTGTTTTAGTGGATGAAATTTATCCACAAATTAACGGGCGACCACTTAACAAAATACCGTTTGAGTTTTTTGGCGTGCGTGACAATTCACCATGCGTGGATAAACCTCCATTGCTTGACCTTGTTGACGTGAATTTATCGCATTACAGAACCACAGCCGATTATGAACATGGCTTGCACTTTACTGGACTACCAACACCCGTTGTGACAGGATATTATTCAGACGATAAAAGTCCGTCACTGCGAATTGGTAGCGGCACGGCATGGCTATTGCCAGAAGCACAATCAAAAGCGTTTTATCTTGAATTTACAGGTCAAGGTTTGGGTGAATTGCGCGAGGCATTGCGTTCAAAAGAGGCAATGATGGCAACACTTGGTGCGCGAATTTTAGCACCCGAAAAACGCGCAGCAGAATCAGCGCAAACGGCTAATATTCACAGATCAAGTGAAAACAGTGTACTGGCTTCAATTTCACAATCAATTAGCATTGGATTAACGCACGTCATGGAGTATTTGCGCGATTGGTCGGGTGTGAATGGTGATGTTAAAATTGAGTTAAACCGTGATTTTATTCCAAACTCAATGACAGCTCAGGACTTGGATAGTTTAGTTAAAAGTTGGCAAAGTGGGGCTATTTCACACCAAACTCTATTTGATAACCTTGTCGCTGGTGACATTATCATGCAGGACGTATCGTTTGACGATGAGATGGAGCGGATTGCAGTTATGCCTGCAACTGGTGGAATGTTGTAATGGAAGAATCAGCTAACACGCAACTGCGCGATAAAACGATTGCACATGAAATTTATTTGCAGCGATATTATTCATCAACAAGTAAAAAGGTCATGGACTTGTTGCGTGTTGTTGAAAAAGATTTAGTAAAACAATTAAAAACGCTAGACCTTGATAACCAAATGACAATCCCGCAGATTGACGCGCGGTTAGAATCAGTGCGGGCGATTTTAAATGAAGGTTATGATTTAGCCGGTAAAGAGTTAATTAGTAACATGAAAGACGCAGCAGAGTATGAGCAAGAATGGCAAATCAAAGCAATTGATGATTCAACGCCTGTTGTGCTTGATATGGTAGCGGTTGCGCCCGTGACGTTATTTGCTGCGATTGAATCAAAACCATTGCAGGGAAAACTGATTAAAGAATGGATTGATAAGCTAGATCAAGATAGTTACACGCGGATTCAAGACGCTGTGCGTATCGGCTTAGTTGAAGGGCAATCTTATAGTGACGTGGTTAAACGCATCACAGGAACGAAAGCACTGCAATATACCGATGGCATTAACTCACTTAACGCACGTCAAACACAAGCGTTGGTCAGCACTGCAATGGCACACGCTACTAATACCGCGCGTGATGAGTTTTATCAAAACAATAATGATTTGTTTAGCGGATTGCAGTGGGTAAGCACACTCGATGGTCGGACTACTTCAATATGCCAAGCGCGTGACGGAAAAATATATCCACTTGATAGTGGCGTTAGACCTCCTGCGCATTTTAGATGCAGATCGGCAATGGTCAGCGTGTTAAAGTCATGGCAAGCGTTAGGAATTAAAAATCCTGATGGGCGCACACGCGCATCGATGGATGGGCAAGTTGCGCAAACCGAAACTTATCAAACGTGGCTAAAGAAAAAACCAGAGGCGTTTCAAGATGAAGTGCTAGGCAAAGCACGAGCGCAATTATTTCGTGATGGAACGCCATTAGATAGGTTTGTTGATGCAAGCGGTCATACTTACACACTTGATGAATTAAAAAATAAAGAAAATTGAATTTTTATTGTTTATGCTGTATAAATGCGACAAACACTCGCCATGTGTTTACTCTAGTGTCGTTGGTGTTACACCTTTCATCAACGGCACACCCTAATTTGCAAGGAAATAGTCATGTCATTTTTTGATAATATTGTTCATAAAGTTTCAGACGGTGCTAAAAAAGCAGTCGATGAAGCAACAAGTGCAGTTGATGATATTTCACACGGTGACATTATCGGTGCGGCAGAACACGTTGAAAATATCCGTGAAATTCCACAAGATACAGCGATTGAAATTATTAAAGACGCAATTTAGATTTTATTAACGATGGCAGAGCCGTCAACCACAACCCAGAGGGTTATATGTCAGAAGAATTAAGTATTGCAGAGCAAATTAAAGCCGCAGTTGATGAAGCAACAAGCGGACTTGCAAAGAAAAACGGTGAACTTTTAGCAGAGCTGAAAGAGGCACGAAAAGGAAAGCAAATAGATCCAGCGGAATTGGATAAACTACAAAATAAAATTGATGAGTTAGAAAACAATCTAACGGCATCACAAAAAACAATCAAAGATCAGCAAAAAGCATTTGAGCAAACTAAAGCCGCGTTAGATTCAGAAAGTGGTTTCACATCTAAATTGCTTTTAGATAATGGTTTGACGGATGCACTTGTAAAGGTTGGTGTTGCTACACCATTTTTACCTGCGGTCAAAGCTATGTTATCATCACAGGCGAAAATCGCTATTGATGGCGACACACGCAAAGCAGTTATAGGCGACAAAGATTTAAGCACATTCATAGCTGAATGGGCAACCAGTGATGACGGCAAACATTATATTGCAGCACCACAAAATAATGGTGGTGGCGCAAATGGTGGAAGTGGTAGCACTGGGCAACAAGTTGTAAGCCGTTCAACGTTTGACAATATGTCACACCCAGAGCGGGCAAGTTTTGCAAAAAGTGGCGGCAAAGTTACAGATTAGTTTTTATCCTGTCTCGATTGCCGTCTAATATTTATTTTTATTTTAGAAGGCAATCAAGATGGCAAACGTTCTCAGCGATTTAGCAGCAGACATTTACAAAGCGGCAGATGTAGTCGGTCGTGAATTAGTTGGTTTTATCCCCTCAGCCACCATTAATGGTGACGCAACAGATCGCGCTGCAAAAGGCGACACAATCCGTGCAGCATTCACTCGCACACCAAGCGTTAACACTTCATTTGCGCCTTCAATGACAATTCCTGAAGGTACAGATCAAACCGTTGACAACAAAACAATGACGCTTGATTCTTACGCTTCGGTTCAAATTCCTTGGACTGGTGAAGATATTAAGCACGTCAATAATGGTGCAGGTTATGAAACCATTTATGGCGATCAAATTGCCCAAGCAATTCGCGCATTGTGCAACAAAATTGAACAAGATTTATTCTCAGCGGCTTACAAAGGCGCATCACGCGCTGTTGGTTCAGCAGGCACTACACCATTTGCGTCTAACTTCGACACTATTGCGCAAGTGCGTCAAATCCTAGTTGATAACGGCTGTCCTACTGACAATCAAATCAGTTTAGTAATGAACACAGCAGCAGGCGTAAAATTGCGTAACTTGGCGCAATTGCAACAAGTTAACACAGCAGGCAATGAGGCATTATTGCGTCAAGGCACATTGCTTGATTTGCAAGGCATCATGGTTAAAGAATCTGCTGGCATTACTTCGCACACAAAAGGCAGTGGTGCTTCTTACGTTACTTCTGGCTCAACTGCTGTTGGTGTTACTGATATTGCATTGGTGACAGGCACAGGTACAGTATTAGCGGGTGACGTTGTAACATTTGCAGCAGATACCGTTAACAAATATGTTGTTGGTACAGGTGTTACTGCTGCTGGCACTATTTCATTAAATGCTCCAGGCGCACAAAAAGTTATTGCTACAGCTAACGCTTTAACAGTTGGCGACTCTT